GAATTCACCCATCATTAATTGAATATGATTTAGATACTAATGGGCTTCCAAAAAATTCTCATTGGGTTTGTTTTATTCATCGAGAACAAGTCTATCCTTAACCCTATAATTGAATATTCTAACATAGAGTTTAAAAACTAGCTACATTTAGACCACCCACAAGAAGTGCATGTAAGGCAACCTTCTTGATAGGCGGTATTACTGCCACATTCTGGACATACTCCACCAGACCCAAACTTACCATTCTCAGAACTAGACACACCATCATGACTATCGATAAAATGAGTTTTCAAACCCAATGCAATAGCATCAGGTACAGAGTGTACTTGTGTACCCTCACTCCATACCGGACAACAAACAATACCATTCAATTGTTGGTGAATTGTCTCAGGCATAATGTTGTTTCGCAGACACAAGGAAACTAGCCGTGAAATAGCCTCTAAATAAGCTGCATCACACTGACCGGATTTCCCTATCTGAGAAAATATTTCAAAGGGACTTCCATTGTTAGAATTCAATGTCATAAAAAGTTTCCCGTGTCCAGTAGTGATTCTAGATGTTACTCCCTGTACAGACTCAGGACGAACTAATACAGCATTACGAGTAGATGCCCCAGTATTATCGCTGGTGGAAGAAACCAATACCTCTCTTTCTCTGCTCCCGGCACGATAAACAGTAATCCCCTTACATCCCGCTTCATAGGCCAACATATAGGAATCCCAAACATCTTGCTCTGTCGCACTATTTGGGAGATTGATGGTTTTACTTACTCCCGAATCGATATAATATTGCCAGTACGATTGAATACGAATATGCCATTTATAATCAACATCCCCAGCCGTAACAAATAAACTTCTCTCATGAGAATCAGAGAGCAAATCTTTAACGTCATGCCCCTCAGAAATATATTTCTCTAAACTATTACCATTAGTAGTAAATAAAGGAGAAACACGATTCTTCAAATCATCATGTATATAATAAAGTTCAACTCCCTCAAGAGCAGCAGACATATTATGTTTTTTAAACGCCAAATCAAAAAGTGGCTCAATACCAGAAGAACAATTAGCTATCATAGAGATAGTTCCAGTAGGTGCAATCGACCTACGCCATGCATTACGCATATGTTCCCATTCCCCACCATTTTCAACATTCAAAGAACTCTCAGCAAAAGCGGGGAAATCACCTTTCTCTGCCCCTAACTCAGATGAAACATCATCAGACTCTGATTCTAAAACAGAACCTAGGTTCATAGCCCAAGAAAGGGCTTCATCACTATCATAAGCTACATCTAGCTTAATGAGCATGTCTGCAAAACCCATTACACCCAAACCTATTTTTCTGGTCTTCTTATTCATCTCAGTAGTATCATGGGTTGGATGTATGTTTACATCAATTACATTATCTAAAAAGCGAGTTGCTAAACGAATAATCTCTCTATAGTGGTCAAAATCAAATTCACCATCCACCACTAATTTAGAAAGGTCTATGCTTCCCAAATTACAAGATTCAGATGATAGAAGAGGTTGTTCCCCACATGGGTTGGTGGCTTTGATAGTTCCTAGTGCTGGAGTTGTGTTATCTGCATTCATACGGTCAAGCCAAACCATACCCGGTTCACCGTTCAACCATGCCCCATGAATAATTTTTGAGAACAATTCCCTAGCACGAATCAACTTTCCTTCAACCCTACCGCACGTATCCCAATCCATCGCTTGACCCATACCATTTTCAGAAGTTTTTACAGGATGCCGTTCCCGACACATAGGCCAAGTCAAATGAATATATTCATCTCCCTTAACAGCAGCCATAAAATTAGTGTCTACACCAACAGAGATGTTGAAATTATGAATTTTGCCTTCAGTAGTTTTACAACCAATAAATTCTTCTATATCAGGGGAATAGACTTCTAATACCCCCATATGCGCTCCATCACGTTTCCCACCCTGAGTAATCATCGTACCCACTTCAGAGAGCATACGTAAAACAGCAACAGGGCCACATGCTTTTCCATGAGTTGTAGATATGGGAAATCCTTTTGGTCTAATATCAGTAAGAGAAAAACCTATTCCCCCACCATATTTTTCAATCATGGCAGCATCATAGGCCGTTTGCATAATGCTACTCATGCTGTCCTCAAGATTCACAACATAACACGCACTCCCTGTACCAGCACCAGTTCCCATGTTCATTAACACTGGAGAATTGGGAAGAAAAATAAGAGGCATCAATAACTCTTCTCTATATCGGTTCCCCCAATACTCCGAATCTTCTTCGGCCTTAGAGACAGCAAATGCTACTCGTGTAAATAATTCATCGGGAGTTTTTTCTTTTAAAGACCCATCAGCATTCCTTAAAAAATATCGACTCTCTAAAATATGCATTCCATTCTGGGTCACGGGGGAGTCATAAGATAACACCAAGTTTTCCATTGTCCAAACCTCAAAAATATAATACGGGTAATCTAATCAAAGAGGAGAATTCGTCTTATCTTCGTTAGTTTCCCCTGCCTTAGATGTGCCTTTTAACGAAATAGAATTAGCATAGCAGGTTAAACATAACGAATTCGCAGATATCCAAGCATTCTTGCTACCACAATCGGGACACGATTCTTCATTAGTTTCACTATTATACCCCTCATCAAACCTGGGTTCAAGGGAATTATCCTTCCCTTTAGGAGTGAAATCATTCATGTCACCAATCAATGTGGTAGAGGAGGTTTCCTGTTCATAACACGCCAACAAAGCCATTGAAATAGAAAAGAACGAGTCTCCATGCCCTAGTGGTGTTTCAGGTGCTTTAAGGTCATTATTAACACATGTTATCTGTGACCGTTGCCTTTCATCCGCTATCAATTGAAGCCTGCCAGAATTCACATACTCCTCAAAAACCTGTGCCATTTTGCGTTTTTGCTTCAGAGTAAATGTCAGAGGATTCCAGATAGCTGCCAATCCTCGTTCTTCCAACTCCCCCCTAGAATTATCAACATAGGCTCTATCCAAATCAAAATTTTCAGCAATCAAATTCAGATGTGCAATTTGGTCTGTGTAATCCCAATTATCTAAAAAGGATTGATGTAACTGAGTTATAATCCTATCTTTTATCTTAAAAATAGCTATATGAGAGGGATGACGTTTTTTACCTACGTCAAACCCCGCAAACACAAAATCAGCTTCAATCTCATGTTTAATATAGGGGTCTAAAGATTCTAATTTATCATTTTCACACTTACCAATATCTTCGTCATTCAGATAGCTTTCAGTGCTTAAATAGGGAGTTAACATCATCTCAGATGCAAATGACTTGGGCCTAATATGTTTTTGATGCAGTAACTCCGCTTCCGTATAAAGTTCTGGCATCAATACTCTTCTACCGGGAATTGGGTCTAATGCGGGAAGAACCCGTGATATAAACCGTTCATCCCCCTGTAATTTAAATAGTAAATCTCCCGGCAACATAGGAGTACCCAACACAATTACAGGCACACCCCGGTTGGGAATATAGAGAGTTTCAGTGTAGAACCACTCTTCAATTTTAGAAAGACTAGAAATGTTCAGAGGGTTCTCAGGGTCACGCATAAGGTCATCACAAATTAACGCACCATTTAAATGCATACCCCGTTTAAATGAAAAAAGACCGCCATGTGCGACTTCAGCACGAAATCCATTAACCATGTATCTAAATGAATAATCAGCCTTCGGAGAACGGTCAGTCATCCATTCCATTAATTGAGAGTTTCTACGTATATGACGATTCATCTCAGAAATATGATATCGAGACATACCGTCACTATACGAAAGATAAAGAATAGATGTGTCTTGTGAAGAATTCAAGATAAGCCAGACACAAAAAGCGTACCCCAAGATAGTCGATTTCAGATGACCTCTTGGAAGTACGGCCACATAACCCTTTCCTTCTTCTATCGCCCTATCTACATCATCACAAATAACTCCTACATGCCATGCATCAAAATAATTTTTATGTTCGTATCCTTGGCTCCAAATATCTCGTGTGAATTCCCAAAACGTACCAGTATTAATAGATTGTCTATCGTCAAGAGTGTCTATCATCTCCTGTAAGCCATCTTCAAATGTAACTAATTTTTCAGTCTTCTTTTTATAGGTTCGTGGCATAACACTCTCAAATTGATTTATGTATCTTTATACTTCAC